TTGTAATAATAACATATGTGGTATATTTACAAACACGCGTTTTAATATATAATACTACATGTAAAGAAAAAATCATTTAAGAAGAGGATATGAGAATGGCAACAGCATCTGTTGACACTAGGAAACTTTTGTCTGAAACAAAGTTTTTTGACAGCTATTCAAGATGGAACGACGAAAAAAATAGATATGAAACTTGGGATGAAGCAGTTGATCGTGTAATGAGTATGCACGAAGGTTTTTATAATGATAAGCTAAATCAAATTCAGCCATTCATAGAAGAAGCAAGAACAGCTTATAAAGAACAAAGAGTTTTAGGTGCTCAAAGAGCTTTGCAATTCGGAGGAGAACAAATCCTTAAACATCAAATGAGAATGTATAATTGTACATCTTCATACGCAGACAGAGCAGCATTCTTTGGAGAAATCTTTTATATTTTATTGTGTGGTGCTGGCGCTGGATTTTCAGTGCAAAATCATCACATCGCAAAACTTCCAAAAATCCAACCACGTACAAAACAACCAAAAACACACGTTGTAGAAGATTCAATTGAAGGGTGGGCCACTGCTGTAGATGTATTGATGTCATCATATTTTATGGATGGTGGTAAACATCCAGATTATGCTGGTCGTCGGATCTACTTTGACTTATCAAATATTCGTCCAAAGGGAGCTAAGATTTCTGGTGGATTTAAAGCACCAGGACCTGATGGTTTACGTCTTGCATTAGATAAGATTGAACATTTACTTCAAGCTTTAGTAATTGACCAAAAAGAACCTGTAAGACTACGTCCAATCCAAGTGTATGATATTGTAATGCATACAGCAGATGCTGTATTATCAGGCGGTGTCCGTCGTTCAGCAACAATTTGTTTGTTCTCACCTGATGATGAAGAAATGATGAAAGCTAAAACCGGCAATTGGTTTGTAGATAATCCACAGCGTGGACGTTCAAATAACTCAGCGGTCATTGTCCGTGATGAGACAACACCTGAAGAGTTTGGCACTATTATGAAATCTGTAAAAGAATTTGGTGAGCCAGGTTTTGTTTTCGTAGAATCACGTGAACATACAACAAACCCCTGTGTTGAAATTGGTATGTTCCCACAAATTAACGGTAAGTCTGGTTGGCAAGGTTGCAACCTAACTGAAATTAATGGTGGTATGTGTACTTCAAAAGAAGAGTTTTTTAAAGCATGTCGTGCTGCTTCTATCCTCGGTACACTACAAGCTGGCTATACAGATTTTAAATTCCTTGGCGACACAGCTAAAGATATTTTCGATCGTGAAGCTTTAATTGGGGCATCAATCACCGGTTGGATGAACAATCCTGATGTTTTATTTGATCCTGAAATTCTTGAAGAAGGTGCAGAAATTGTCAAACAAACAAACCGAGAAGTTGCAAAAGCTATCGGAATCAATCCAGCGGCTCGAACAACGTGTGTCAAACCTTCAGGAAATGCTTCAGTTTTATTACAAACTGGTTCTGGTATTCATGCTGAGCATTCTTCTATGTATATTCGTAATATTCAAATGAATAAAGAATCAGAAGTAACGCAAGCGATTCAACGTATTAATCCACATATGGTAGAAGAATCAGTTTGGTCAGCAAGTGGAACAGATGTAGTTATCTCATTTCCAATCGTACCAAAAGATGGCTCAATCTATAAAGATGAATTAATTGGTGTAGACCATTTAGAAAAAGTAAAGCTGGCTCAAAAACATTGGGTAAATGCTGGTACTAATGAAGACTTATGTGCAGATAAAGGTGTCCGCCATAATGTTTCAAACACAATCATCGTTGAAGATTGGGATGAAGTAGAACGTTACGTCTTTGAAAATCGTCATTCATTTGCAGGTATCTCATTCTTATCAGCGATGGGAGATAAAGACTTTAATCAAGCACCAAACACTGGAGTAATTACTGCAGAAGAAATGGTGAATAAATACGGTACAGCAGCAATCTTTGCTTCTGGTTTAGTAGTTGATGCATTAAATGCATTTGATAATTTATGGACCGCATGTTCAACAGCCCACGGTTTTGGAGATGATTTAACTTTGGATAGTGCAGAAAACGCAATGAAACGTGATTGGGTAAGAAGATTTAATAACTTTGCCAATAACTATCTAAATAGTGATACTAAACAAGCAGAGTACTGTTTAAAAGATTCATATCTTCTACATAAGTGGAACAAAATAAATCAGAACTTTAAGCCTATTGATTGGGTTGAAGACTTAACTGAAAAACGTTATACTGAAGTAGATACAATGGGAGCAGCAGCGTGTGCCGGTGGTGCATGTGAAATTGATTTTTAAGGAGTAATTATGAACTTTCATTTTCAAATTGAGTGTGATTGGTGTGATGCCGAAACATATGTAACAACAGAACACCCGTCTCCAGAACCAAGCAATTGTCCAATGTGTGGGGAACACGTTAGACCTATTATGGTTGGGGAAGACGAAGTTGATGAAAATCTAGGAGATATCATCGACGTATAAATATTCTCGTAATCAATAGCGAGATTTTTATGTGGTTTTATAATGATAAAGAATTTAATCCGGCTGAGTATGATGTAGATACCTTGGCCGGATTTGTTTATCTAATAACAGATTTAAAAAATAATAAAAAATACGTAGGAAAAAAGAATCTTTGGTCTGTACGTAAACTACCTCCTTTAAAAGGACAAAAAAGAAGAAGAACTAAAAAGTTAGAATCTGACTGGCAAAATTATTTTGGATCTAATGAAGAAGTAAAAATGCTCGTAGAAAACGAAGGCCGTGATAGGTTTAAAAGAGAAATACTCCGGCTCTGTAAATCAAAAGGTGAAATGACTTACTTTGAGATGAAAGAGCAAATTGACCGTGAAGTACTATTCCGTGATGATTATTATAATGAATTTATCGGAGGCAAAATTCATAGTAAACATTTAAAAGGATTAAAAAATGTATGAGTATAAAGCGCATGTCAATCGAGTAGTTGATGGTGATACAGTAGATGTTGATATTGATCTAGGTTTTGGTATTGTATTGACTGATGAACGTGTTAGAATTATGGGTATTGATACACCAGAATCTAGAACATCAGATAAAGTTGAAAAGGTTTTTGGTCTAGCTTCTAAAGAAAGATTAAAAGAAATTCTTGGAAAAACAACTACACTTAAAACATTTGCTGCTAAAGATGGTGAAGACATGAAAGGTAAGTTTGGTCGTATACTTGGAGATTTTATTTCTGAAGATGGCCGACTTGTTACTGATATTTTAATTGAAGAAGGCCACGCCGTAAAATATCATGGCCAGAATAAAGCAGATGTTTTAGCGATGCATTTAGCTAATCGTAATATGCTAATGGAAAATGGAACAGTAGATCCCAAAGATGTGCAAGAAGCCGAAAAAAATATGAAATAAATGGTTTACAATTGATGTGAAATATGGTAGAATGGTTACATAATGTAGGAGTAAACTATGATTTTAATCGACTTCAATGGTATTGCTATCGGCAATGTAGTAGTACAACGTTTATCTGCTGACGAAAATCTCATACGTCATATGATTCTTAATTCAATTCGTATGTATCGTCAAAAGTTTCACCGTGAATATGGTGAAGTAGTAATCGTTGCCGATGGCGCTGGAAATTGGCGGAAAGATGCATATCCCCAATACAAAGCCAGCCGTAAAAAATCACGTGATGAATCTTCCATTGATTGGGATGAAATGTTTCGTATTATTAATATGATACGGGATGAAATACGTGATAATTTTCCATATAAAGTCATGCATCAATATGGCTGCGAGGCCGATGATGTAATTGCGCAGATTGCAATGGAAACTCAAGAATTCGGTAAGCATGAACCTGTTATGATTGTGTCAGCCGATAAAGATTTTATCCAATTGCAAAAGTATGATAACATCAAGCAATTTTCACCAATGACTAAAAAGTATGTTAAACATGACAACCCGCGTCTCTATATGATGGAACACATTTTCCGCGGAGATGGTGGCGACGGAGTCCCTAATGTGCTGTCTGATGACAATGTCTTTGTAGAAGGGCGGAGACAATCACCTGTAACAAAGAAGAAGATTGAAGCATGGCTAGAAGCCGAAGACTTGCAGTCTGCTATGGGTGATGATATCTACCGTAATTTTTTACGCAATAAAAAATTAATAGATTTAACAGAAACACCTCAAAATATTAAATCTGAGATTATAAATACATACGAGAGTCAGGATCCTAGTAAGAACAAATCGAAAGTGTTTAACTATCTGATTCAAAAGCGATGTAAATTATTATTAGAAAGTGTTCAGGAGTTTATTTAATGGTTAAAAGTGTTCATGAAGTAATTGAAGAAGCCAGAAAAAAACGAACAAAAAGTGAGAAGATAGAAGTCTTAAGAGCCAACGAGTCCTGGGCTCTTAAAGACATACTTCGAGGAACTTTTGATGATTCAATTCAGTGGAACCTCCCACCAGGCACGCCTCCTTACAACCCTAACGAACCACATTCAGCACCAGGTAATCTATTACGTGAAAACCTGAAGTTCAAATATTTTGTTAAAGGTGGTAGAGGCGATCAATTAATGAAAGCTAAGAGAGAGCAAATCTTTATTGGCATTCTAGAAACAGTAGAACCACAAGATGCGGAGCTAGTCATAGGCATGATTAATAAAAAGTTACCGGTAACAGGAATTACGAAAGCAACAGTACAGGAGGCTTTTCCAGGACTAATTTCAAAATAATGAAAAATAATAAAAAAATAAAAAAATATTTTGATGCTGGTCCTTCCATGAAGGACCAGTTTTTCACTTTTACAGGAGAATTTTCGATGACTACGTTAGAAAGATTACAAAAAGATTCAGCAGAACTAGATAACTTTGTAGATCAATTGTCAAACGAAGGTAAAACAGAATTAGCAGCTAAAATCAAAGCTAAAAAGAAATTCCTAGAAGAAAAAGTGAAACAATTAACGGAGATAGCCGCATAAAGTGGTGTACAAACTTGAAATACTTGATATAATAATTAAGTATTCTTTATTATGGTCGGAGTATATACATGAATATTTTTATCCTAGACAATGATCCAATCAAAGCTGCACAGTTACAGTGTGACAAACATGTGGTAAAAATGATTGTCGAGTCAGCACAAATGCTGTCCACTGCTCATCGTATGTTGGACGGCTATGTTGAAAAACGTCCATCAAAGTCAGGCAAACGTATGATTAACTATTGGGTCCATCCTCGACCTGATAAGGAAGAACGTCTATACAAGGCTGTCCATCACGGCCATCCATCGACAGTATGGACTATGGAATCTGCAGCTAATTATAAATGGCACTACGATCATTTTGCTGCTTTACTTATGGAATACACTTATAGGTATGGCAAAGAACATGGTACATCAAAACTACGTGATTTGCTTGTATTACCTCCACGTAATATTAAAGGCTTTGGGCATAAAAATTGTGTTAAAACACCATTTAAATTAGCAATGAAAGATTATCCAGAATGTATTGCACTTGGCGATCCAGTTGAAGCCTATCGCGCCTTCTATCAAACTAAGCAAGATCGTTTCAAAATGGTGTGGACTAAACGTGATATACCAGAATGGTTTAAGGTTGCGGCATGATTACCTTTACTGGATACAAGTTATCCAATTTGCAAAAAGATGTTATAGCTGAAGCTATTAGTGCAGGACTTGATGTTCTTGTTTCAAAAAGAATGAAACGTACATTATATTTTGAAGTCAATATAGAAAAGGATTTGTATAAAAATAATCTAATATGGGGCGATATGGATGTAGAAGATTATGGCGAACAGTCTCCAAAGTTCTATACCATTAGGTTAAACTATTCAGGCGTCGAGTCCTTTGCAAAAATGCTTGAGACGCTCGCTCATGAGCTTATTCACGTAGAGCAATTCGCCACAAGGAGAATGCGTAATCTAGCTGGTCCTTTTAGAGTTGCCTATGAAAAAGAGCATTATACCACATCTGATGTTCCGTATTATGAAAGGCCGTGGGAGATTGAGGCTCATGAGTTAGAAAGTAGTGTATATGAATATATGAAAAAAAGATCAATGAAAGTACAAAGATATCTAATTAAAAGCAATGAAGAATTTGGAAAAGGTTTATAATGTTTGGTGACATTCAATATGAAGTTCTAGAAGAACTTAAATTTGGAGATCAAGAGAATCCAGGTATATGGCTTAGACTTGAGCAATCACCAAAAGGCAAGAAGGTTGTAAGAGTTTGGTCCGGTGCTGGTAAAGATAGATATTGGAATGTTATGCATAGATATAATGTAGAAGAACAATGGAATAAATGGAAACGGATATGCCAACGTATACACTAAAAGATTTAAAAACAAATGATACTTGGGAAGTGTTTTGTTCATGGGATGAATTACAAACAATTTTAGATGAAATGCCAAATGTGCAACAAGTGATGTCCGCTCCAAAGATCGTAAGTGGTCAAGGAAGTCTGTTAAGCAAAACAGACAATGGATGGAAAGACAACCTGCAACGTATTAAAGACGGTTCGGGTTCTGGTAATACGATCAAAATTTGAGATGATGATGAAAAACAGCAATTCCATGAAAGTAACTCCAGACGAGCTGGAGAACCATGAGCCTATCACTGATACGCAAGAAGAAGCATTTGAATATTGGGATCAAGGACATAATCTTGTCTTGTCAGGTTGCGCTGGTACAGGTAAAACATTTGTAGCAATGTATCTTGCTATGAAAGAAATTATGAGAAATCCTGATATTTACAGAGAACTTATTATTATTCGTTCGATGGTACCAACTCGTGATATTGGTTTTTTGCCGGGTAATGAAGAGGAAA